TCATAGCGATTGCCTAAGTTTAATCTGGCAATCCATTGTCAGCGCAGGATTAGCACCTTCAGACAATTTAATCGAAATCGATATACCGGTTAGCTTCGACCGGACAGGCGATGACGCCGTAATGTCTGGCGACTCGACCAACTGCCCCAGCATCATGCCAGGCCTAAATATAATCTCTCCGCTATGCTCGGTGACAGCATGGGCATTGGCATTCATCTCCGCCCGCCCACGCACAATCAGCATATCATCTGATAACAGCGGGGACATAATAGGCTGACCAGTACGATCACCAGCCCCACGGTAAACTTCAATGTCCATTACTCCGCCACCTCACCGGTAATTAGAACCAGAATGCTAAAGTCCACATTCCCATTAACCGACGTAGGCGACGCCAATGCGCCAATAACGGCGGTAGCAGTGTAGGTAATCGATAGCACACCCACGCCTTTTGTGGGCACCGAGACAGTTTTTCCGTCCGCACCGACGACCGGATGGCCCAGGTCTCTACCAATCCATTTATACGACACTATATCATCCGCCGGAACATTCAGCGTAGCCGTGGTTACATCAGCAAATTGCAGCTCATCGGTATGCTGTACAGCAACAGTCCCGGCGGCGCTTAAACTGCCTGCCGACGAATCAGCGGCAACCAGCGACACATGTGCTGATTTATAGACAAGCAAATAAGCTGTCGCCCCCGGCAAAAACGTGCTTTTGCCGGCATTTAGCCCAGCCGGGCGAGTATCCACCTCGGCCGATAAATGTGCGTTAGCCGCCACTGCGGCTTGCGGATTGGTAAACTGAACTACGACCGTTGCTGTCGACATTATGATGCCTCTACTAATATAAATTGAACTTCTTCAGCCAACGTCAGGGATACATCCCAATCCGTCGTCTGTACCGTGTATGTTATCGCCGCCAAACTGTAGCCGCCGTTTGATGCGATAGCGCGTGTACCCTCAACAGAAATTACCCCTAGATCGGCATGCTGCCAAACGTAACCGGTCAGCGCCGATGCCGGATATTTCAGCGTAGCTGTGCCGTCGACAATCTCAATCACTTCCGACTCAGTACGAATAACCACACCTTTGCTAACAATAACGGTTTCAGCTGCGCCGGTATGCACTAGATTGACAGCTCTTTGCGCCGACAAATACGCCCGGATTAAGGCTTTTGCCGGGTTAGACGGGTCGGCTATCACCTCCAGTCGGTCGGCATTGCTAGACTGCGCTGTGGAATTGCTCACCATAACCCGATTGAACCCCCTCGCAGGGGCGTCTATTGACCCGACGGAAACCCAGTCATTATCTGTGAAGTATTGATCTGGCAGGGTTATGGCGTAATCCGGTACGTTGACAGGATCACGCAATCGGCAATGAATGCCGCCGTCCGGAAAACTCTCGATCAGCCCTCCAACAGCTTCGACAATCGCCTTTGCCGCCTGTAACGGCGTAACATTCGCCATAGACAGCGCCCCAGCCGGAATCGTCCAAGTGGGCAGACTCCAGGTCACCGCACTAATTAAAATGGTCTCAACCGCCGTGCGCGCATCAACCGGCCCCGCGTAATGAATTGTAGTTTCCGCCGCCCAAGGCGCATCCATAAAGCCTAATGGCGACATGGCGCTGAGCGTGTAATCTTCTACGCCTAATGCCCGGTGAATATTGCGACTGTCGACGCGTAATTTATAAACCTCGCCCAAGACCTCCAGCTCGATTGCGTCGCCCAGCGAGGTACGCGCATAACTATTCCGGTCGGACAAGGTAAAATCAGCCAGCCACACGGATTGACCCTCATCGCAGCTGACATGAGCGGACGTGTAGCCTGTAGGGATCAGATTAGCCATGCTGAGTCCTCAAAATAAATGAAGCCGCGGAAACCTGCCCGGCTGAATCAGCCGGCAGACTGTAGAGGAACTCACAGCGCCCGGATATTTTATGAGTTGCATCCAGATCATAGGCAAACTCGCAGCGGACGTTGACCTCTGCATTTAAGCTGTAGACAAATTCACAGCGGTCAGACAGCATAGCAAAATCGCCGTAGACAAATTCACAGCGATAAGACAGCGTGGCAAAATCATCATAGGGAAGATCACAACGAACTAATACATTTACGGTTGGCAATAAACTATAAGGAACTTCCAGACGGGAATAAATAATATCGCCGTACGTTATGTCGCAGCGGAACTCGACAGTATCTCCATAAACATAATCAACTCGAGTCTGCATGGCATCCCCATAAGGGAGTTCAATGCGGGCTTTAATAAAGTAGCCGCTAAAACCTGGGCTCAGCCCGAGTAAGTTCTTTACAGCGCTAGCAGGGGTTTCGGCATTGCCCAAAGCTACTGCCGGAGTTTGCCCGGCTAAATGCTTTTGCTCTACAGTAGCTGTGGCTGCAAAGCCAGAAGCAATAGCCGGTACTTGCCCGGATAGCGCATGTATCGCCTGGGCAGGAGTCCCCCTGTAGGAATCCACACTAAAACCTGGGGTCAGCCCGAGTAAGTTCTTTACAGCGCCGGCAGGGGTTCCTCCGGCCCAGCCCAAAGCTACTGCCGGAGTTTGCCCTGATAAGTGCTTTTGCCCGGCGATAGCTGTGGCGGCAAACGGCGATGCCGCCGAGTAAGGTGCCGTAGGAGGGGGGAACGCCCCCGTGTAAACAGCGACACCTTTAGTGATGCAGACCTCGTCAAGATATCCTGTATAGGGGTTCCCACCGGTATCAAAGGCCCCTATAGAGAATTTGTGTGTCGTAGCCCCTGTGTTTACCGCAGATCCTGCGGTCAATGTCGTTGTGCCTACCGGGACACCGTTCAGGTACGATGTGAGGTTATTGCCATACCTGACGAAGGCGATATGGCTCCACGCATTAGCGGCAGGATTAGGGCTGGATACCGACTTGCTGGTGCTCCCTATATAGACGTCTGAGGTCGCAGTTGGGCTGATGTAGAAGACCCAGGAGCTACCCGCCGCGGTGGCTAAATCTGCCTGTCCCGCCGCTATACACCGGGTACCTGTGGATGTAGTGGGGTATACCCAGGCTTCAACCGTAAAGTCTCCCGCCCCAAATTGTAGCGCCGAGTTTGTGGCGACAGTTAAAAAATCCCCTGCACCGTCGAAATACCCCGAAGAACCCCCAAATTTAGACTGGGCGGTTTTAGTGCATGCATTGCCGTTTACCGTTACCGTTAACGGTGTATTTGAGCTATCTGTGAATACAGTGCCATTATTACTACCATCACAGTGCAGTAATAGGCTGATATCCGAATACGACATTAGGAGATGTTAAACCAACCGGCAGCGGGTTTGTATACCACAAACTCAGAGTTTACAGAGGAGCCTTGGCTACTGCCCCCCGAGGTGTTGAGGTCCACATAAAACAGCAATTTACTGGTAGTTGCGCTAAATGTACCCGCTGTGACCGGCATAACGGCGATAAAGTATTTCGCCGTTATGGATACGTTACTCCCAAAGCTGGCATCGGCCGAACTGTAGCTGCTAGTGCCAGGCGTAGCCGTATCATCGATTACCAAAGCGGTTGCGGCGATGGGGGCGCCATCACCCGATGTAATCAACCCAGAGGCTATATCCGCCGTCGTACTATGCGTAGCACTGGGCGTGTAGGCACTGGTCGCCAAGCAAAACATAATGTTTCCAGCCGACGCATCATTCCAATCCCGGTTGCTTGCATCCGTAATTAGTTTTAGCAAGCCATTAAAAGATGTAACGGGTCCTATAGCCATGATATTTTCCTCATTCAGATTAAAAATTACGCGCTCTCGCCCCGAATAGCGACCGCACCGATATTACCAGCCAGACTCCCAGATCCCGCAGGAACCCGATTCCGAACTAGAAACGGCAACGCTGCTTGGGTCGTATTAAACGTGACTATGTCACCAGCCGCAAACGTACCGCTCCAAGCCGCCGCCGAAATCTTGAAATACGGGGTTGACGTAGCAGGATTTACTGCCGCGTAATCGGCCCCTATGCTGCCGGTCCCCGTTAAGCCCCCGCTTACCGCACCGACTACCGTAAACGTCGTAGCGGACGCAAATGTCAACGTCCATGTTTCATTAATGGATCCTTTACTGGGTACAGTGAGATTGCCCACGGTGCCGTGCGCCAGTGTCCCTGCCGCACTAGTCACCACAGCCGCATTAAACGCCCCCACAACTTGCACAATCTCTAGCACCCCGCTGACAATTGTCGGCGTAGCCGCTAAATAGCCGTTAGCTAATGGATACCCGGTAAAGGTCAGCGTCGCAGAAGCCCCGGTAATGGATACCGCAGACAACGGCACAAACTCCTCAGTACCTGTGCCGCCACCCACGGGAATGTTTGAAATACGCACCAACATACCCGCCCGGAACGGCAACAGCATCTCGTAGTCGGCATGCTCGCAATTGACTGTGATGGATTCCGCACCGACGCTGGCATTAGCGGCCAACAGTCCGACGCCGTACAGTAGCGTTTCGTCCTTATCACTCGCCTCCGTGCCTGTAGCGGTTGCCGCCTGAATCAACAGGTAATCGTCAGCGGGTGTTAGTTTATCCATATAGACCCGCACCGCATTTAAGGCCGTGACCGTATCTGAGTTGGTGTGCAAGAACACCTTGCGCCAGCGGGTTATCCCATTCATTCTCTCTGCCGCTGTAACATCCGGGAACAGGTTGTTTTTTACTGCCGAGACAATCTGGCTATACGCCATGCGGCCGCCATTTTGAGCGGCCACCGTGTTTGAGTTGAGTACACCGGGCCGCAGAATGAGATCGGCATTGGCTAACGTCATGGTATTGCTCCTTTTAAACAGTCATTAAATTGAGAGTGATACGACATAAATCGTCATCACCAGGGTTAGAGACATCTTTGACCGACTCGGCATCAAACGCTTGCCCTTCATGGTGCCTGAACATCACTTGATACGACACATCGCGCAGCACTAACGGCATAACCAGCCCAGCCTGATCGGCGGCGGCTTGCAGTCGCAGTACCGTGGTACGGGTGACAAAAGCACCGTCCGGCCATGATTTAAGCGTGATTGGCACACCCTGGCTACGGCTGATGGACATGATATGCGGCGTGGCATCCAACGTGGTTTTCAGCTGCTGAATCACGCGCGAAGCTAATTCGTCTAGCCATTGCAGGTCATTGGGCAGGGGGATAGTGTTTAGGTGTGTAGCCATAAGAGTTATTTAATAGGATGAACCTTGTCCTGCACGAAAAACAAAGTCATCTATAGTCTCCAGAAATTTAATCGGGTTCTTGTTGTACACCCAGTATGAAACCTCTTGGCCTTTTGCAAGGTCTGAAAAGTTTGCTCTGATAGATAAAGGCTGGTGGATGGCCGTGCTCAGCACCCCTCTTACTAAAATTCCAGGGTAGTTATCTAAGTATCCTGGCGGATATAGAGCTACTACGTCATCTGGGTACGTAAAAACACTTGGAAAAACATGGGTGGATGAACCGCTTATCACGTTAAACTGAAGTATATTTATATCCTCAACTATTGGGACATCCAGAGAGACCAGCAGGGATCCGTCATTATTTCTTATATGCACCATACAGGATGCTGGCGCGACAGGGGGTGTAGGCACACTAATAGCATCCATCGTTAAGCCTATTAACTTACCCGCATCAATCGGCGTCCCCACCCAAAATAAAAATAATCTCCAATCTGATTGCCCGCTATACGTATCGTGGGCATACATCCTTACAAGGCCAAGTTTATCCGTAAAATCAACGAAATCAATAAAATCAGGCAAAACCGACAGAAAATTACCGGTCGCTTGGTAACCCGGCTGCTCTGTCACAAAAGTGCCGTAAGGCGTATACACCGCCAGCGGTTTCAGTACATTCTTTATTTTGATAATCGACTGCGAATACTCCACGTAGTTAGACGTAGGGAAAACCGTCAGAGTCCCCTCTTCAAAGTTACTGACTACAATATCCTCAATAACCGGGACAGTGTAAGTGCCATTCGGGGCGTGAAGTGCGGTCCCGCCTGATAGCGTGATCGACTCGGACATATTCGATGTCTCGGTTAAATGCTTTCCGTAAAACTTAGTCCCTATGGCGTTTGATGTCATTCCCGCAAGGGATTCCGGGCTAAATGGAGCACCGCGCCAGACCAAAAACATGCGTTGGTATCTGAACACTCCTTGTTGTTTATATTTGATTCTGACAATGCCCAGCTTTTCTGAACCAGAGTGGTACCAAAAAGACTCATGAATACTCAAAAACCCAGGCGGGCCATAGGAGGGCGGAGTGGTGCCTGAAGCCTGTGCAGGCACCCTATATTCAGACGTGATAATACCATCACGGATCTGTTGTAACTGGTTTGACAACTTGTAGAGTGTCCCGAATGAAAAACTGGTAATGAAGTGATAGACATCAACCTGCCCACTCACAGCGCATGACACAGCCAACGGGGGGAAATATAGGGTCTCGCTAAAATCGCCCAGACCGCCCGCCGACGTAGCGCTGTAATTCACATGATATACATCAACATCGCCATTCGGCAGATGCACTTCGCGATACACATTCATCGACAAATTAGATGAGACCGGGTAAAACGTAGCCGCTAATGCATCAGGGACCGACAACGTCTCGCCTGCCGGCGCATCCATGTACTGAATGATATTAGCCGTAATACCAACCAGTTCCATCGCTTGAATATGCACCCCATCGCGCATAGTCAATTCAGTCAGCGCCGACGCCGTGTACGGGTTGGCGCCCTGGAACGACATCACCCAGTTAGCAGGGTAATTGCAGCTAGTGTAGACCGTATCCAGGCGGTAAAACGCTTTCCAGTCCAACGGTTTTTTTTCGACGAGGGTTACGGCATTAAACGGCACGCTGACTTGAGCAGATAATTCGGCATGGGTCAATGTGCCGGAGACAGCCCCGCCGCCGGTTAATTGGGTGTTCAGCGATAGGCTAAAATGCGGCTTGGCCGCCTCTTCAACCGCTGCACTATGCACCGCGGACTTAGCCGCCACCTCGGCGGCGGCTAAGTCCGCGACAGTTTGGGCAGACGTAACGGCGGCGTGCGTCCAGCTCACATAATTTGCATTAACAGGATGAGGGCGGGCTGCGTAAGCATGTGATGCAGTGACGGCCTCGGCTGTTGCTTTGGTTAACTCTTCATGTGCCGCTGTGGCAGCTTGGTTGGCTGTTTCCAGTTCAGACCAGGCCTTGGCTACGTCGGCATTGGTCGGCGTAGCAGACCCAACAGCAGCGCCGCCCCGCAGGCATGTATCATAAGCCGATTGCGCGGCGCTAGTGATAGACTCCAGGCGGCGACGTGCATATTCTTCCGCATACCCGTTAACCACATCCCCCTGGCTCGACCAATAGGCCTGTTGCGCCAGCGTAAACGGTGCAATCCATGCGGTTTGCGGGTCAGAGTCGTACGCGGCTGTAGCCTCGGCGAAATACTCGCCGAAGTCGCAGTGCTTGAAGCGAATGCTGATAGCTGATTCCGCCATTATCCAGCCCTGGCTAATGAGCGTAACTCAACGGCCAAATCACGCGCCGCGCTGCGGGAGCCTTGCAGCGTTACCGTTTTGCCGGAAAAGTTGAAATTCAAATCAACGACATCGCGCTGGGGTTCGGGCGACCGGCCGGTCGCCCCTACGGGGGCGTGTGCTTCGCCGATTGGCCCTCCGATGGAATAGCCAGGCGCAACGGGCAACTGCTTGTTGTTCAGCGCATTCATGAAATTAACGCCGTAATGTTGTACCGCGTCGGTCTTAACGACATACTCGCCATTGCTGGCCATGACCGGTACATCATCGGAGGTGCCGGTACCGGGGCCGGTGATAGCTCCAATTACGCGACGGAAGGTTTGCGCGGCCACTCGGCCGCCGGTGGCAAGGTGCTGGATCAGCCCGCCGGTCGCATTGTTTTCTACCTTATTAATATAAACGGTATGGGTGCTGAAGGTGTTCTGCTTAATCTCATTAATACTTTTAAAAACCGCATCAAAGTCCGGATTGACGGTATGAGCAGCAGAGGTGGGAGAGGATAATTTAGCGTCAATATCGGCCTTCATCGCCTCTAACGAGGCGACCGCTTCCGTTGTATCCACGCCAACCGGAACCGCCGTTAAAAACGCGATCGATTTGCGCAATTCTTCCTGAATTTTTGCCAGCTCTTCGTCGCGCATCTTGTCGAACGCGACCACAGCCGGAACAGTGATTTTAGCGGTGGACAGCTTGGCTTGTAAATCGGCGATTTCTTTATCCGCATTAAGCGGATCGGCCTTGATTTTGACCGTCAATTCTTTAGCTGCCGTCAGTGCGGCCAGTTTGTCCATTTCATCTTTCGCGGCGGACGCGTCGAGTGATAACTTTACCTGGGCCTTGCTGTTTACATCGGCAATCGTTCTGTCCAGTTCGCCCTTGAATTCGGCCAGCCCAGACGTAGCACCAGCCAGCGATGCTGCGACGCTCTTTGCTTGCACCAACTGAGCATTGCCCAGTCCTGACAGCGCACTATCGGCCAGCGCCGCCGACTCCTTGATCTGCTCAATGGATTTAGCAATAGCAGTATTTTCGCTAATCGCCTCTTTACGCTGGGTTTTGCCTTGTGCGTCTTTAGACACATTATCGACCGCATGAGCCGTGCTCTCGGCCAGACGTATTGCCTCATCGGCGTATTTCTTAGCGTCGGTAAAATTACCCTCCAGAATAGCTTTTTTGGCCGCCGCCTGTTTTTCGTCGATCTGTTTTTGCTGGTCGGCATAAGCCTGCACATCGCCCATGCCTTTTTGCTGCAAGGCGCGGACTTTATCCTCAACGCTGCGAGACAGGTTTTCGCGTTCTTCAGCGGTATGGCGGACGGCATCTAATAGACGATGCTCCTCGTCGATCATGCTATCAACCGAGGACTGATAAGCGTTGACCACCGTTTGCAGGCTGCCGATGCGCGCCTCAGCGCCTTGCTGTTCCAGTGCCGAAATATCACCACCCGCCTGGCGTGCTAACTCGATCGCGCGACCATAGGTTTCATTCCAGGTTTGATCCAGCTGGATTTTGGTATTCAGGGCCGCGGCAGTTTTTTCAAACTCGGAGGCAATGACCGCCTGAGTGGTTTCGGCTATTTTTTGTTTTTCGCTGGTTGCATTGTAGTCGACCGCATAAAGGCGCTCTTTTAGAGCAACGTCAATCTGAGCGCTTTGCGCGTCGAATGCCGCGGTAATGGCCTTGGCTGCGGCATCATACGGCTTAACCATTGCCTCGGCGTGAGTAGTCGCCGCACCACGGGCTTTAGTCAATGCCGCATCGACGCCTTCGGCCATTCTCCCGGCTGATGTTTTTAGCTTGTCAAAAATAGTCGGTACCGGCGTTTTATTTATGCTGTCTACAGCCTCCTTAGTTTCAAAAAAATGATTTTTTAACTGAGCTATTTCAACGGCAGCCTTTCCCCATCCTTCAATTGACAAAGAATGAGACATAGCTGTAACCAACTCCCACCACATAGCCGTCACACCCGCAATATAACCACCCAGCGATTTTACCCAACTAAAATTCCGCTCCGCCCAAGAACCCACCTCCCAAGCTATCAATCCAGCCATCGCCACACGACCAGCACCTGCTGCAATAGCAAACGCCGACATCCTTGATGTTGCGGCGGCGGTTCCAGCTGCTGCCGTCGCTTGTGCAGCCGCCAGCTCTTCCGTTGCAGTTGCCTGAGCGATAGTAGCCGCAGTTGCCGTGGCCGCAACCCGCGCTTGCTGAGCACCTAATGTCGCTAGCTCAGTTAACACGATAGCTCTATGCTGCTCAGCCAGCGTTAATTTTCGAACGGCTTCTGCATGAATATAGTGCGCAGCGGTCCCTTCCGCCGCCATAGCGGTTGCAGCTATAGTCGCCTCTGTCTGTGCTATTTGCGCATTAATAGCGGCCAGTCTGACAACAACAGCCTCTCGTGCTACGAGAATTGCCGCCTGCGTTGCTGCCGCCTCCGCTACCTGGGCCTCAGCCGCAGCCACATTGGCTTGTGCTTGTGCTGCGGTCGCAGCTGCTGCTTCTGCAGCAGCCGTAGTCGTTGCTATAGTTGCAGCCCTGGCCGCGAACATCGCCTCCGTGTAAGTGATCAAGGCCTGGAGCTTGTTCGCTCCGAATACAGTCAACAGCACTTCGCCCGCATTTACACCAAGATCGATCAAGCCATCTAAATGCTTAGTGACAAACGCAATACTGTCGGCAATGCCGCGAGTGGCTTCCGAAGCATTTTTTGATTGACCGATATATTTTAAAAACTGATTTTCCAGCTGCTGCCAGGCACCGGAAACCGTCTGCGGCAATGTGGCATATTCAGCCGCCAACTTGTCTTTTTGCGACAGTAGCGCATTAATCACCCGCTCTGAAGTCAGCTCGCCTGCCTCAGCCATTTTGCGCAAGGCAGCAATAGGCACACCCAAACCGTCGGCCAGTGCTTGCGCGAGCCTCGTGCCATTTTCCATAACCGAGTTAAATTCCTCACCACGAAATACGCCACTGGCTATCGACTGGGTAAACTGCTGAATACCGCCCGCTGATTCGGCAGCCGTAGCGCCGGATATTTTAAAGGCCTGGGTAACCGCTTCTGTTGCGTCGAATGCTTGCTTTTGAGTGCCGCCAAGATTTTTTATGCCGATCTGTAGTTTTGTGTACAGAGCAATAACAGTATCGAGCGCTGAACGTGTGCGCTGAGCAATATTGAATAGTTCGCCCTGAGCGGTGTTGAACTCCTGCTCAGATGAGGTGGCGAGTTTGATGCGCGCCGTTAAATTGGCGAATTTGTCAGATAGGCCGACTAAATTTTCCAGCCCTTCTTTGATAGCGACAAAACTGAATAGCCCGATCATCAACGTCTTAACGCGATCGATCTCTTGGCCAATACCGCCGATGCGTTGACGAGCGGTATCTATCCCACGGCTGGCTTCGTCTTGCAGCCTTAGTATGATCTTAGCAACGAGTGAAGTGTCAGCCATGAAAAAACCTGATATACATGCTTACATCCTTGTAACCTGGATACCGGCAATCCCTGCCGGTATGACGTTAAACGTTCGTACGGCGCGCTCTACAAATTACGCAGACTGCCACTTCTTAATGCGATAAGGATTATTGCTGCCCGGTTGTGTCACCATAAACCCCGACAAATCCAACTCGGAGAATTTATCCGACATAAAATCAACCGCTGAACTGGGCGTCAGATGCGCCTCATCAATTTCGATTTCAACGTTTTCGCTGTCCGCCTTATTAACCCCGTCGATCAGGATATAAGCGACAACCTCTGTCGTGGTGGCTGCGACGGTTGCAAACCCTGAATAAGCCGCATTGGCATAATCAACATGCAATGACTCCGCGTTGGTCATAGACCCTGTTGACAGCGGCTGAATCATACCTAGCGCGTAATTTACGGTATAGTCCGTGCCTTCAACATAAGTCACCAAATCAGTAGCCGTATCAGTTACCACCACGGATCCGGCGGTAATATTGCGGTTAGCCAATTTTACAAAACAATCCAGTTTCGCAATGACAACCTCATTAGTCACCGTATGCGCACCGCCGCTTAATACCGACGATTCGCCCATCATAGCTATTGCCATCATTTTTGAGTTAAATGCCGAGAATTTCAGCTTTAGCTCTGCCGGTTCCTGCGTTGATGCCACAGCGGTTACCTGTCCCTCGGTTGCCCGATCCTTCGAGATTTGCGTAATCACTTTTGCTTTAGGCGTGACATTAAAATCGATCACCCCCGGCACTTGTTTTAATCCCTGGAATACGCCATTGATTTTAGTGTTGATATAGACGGTGCCCTTGATCTGTAGTGCGCCAGTTACTTCAGTCATAATTATTTAACTCCAGCTGATTTAGGCGTTACAACGCCACGGTTGCGCAACCAGTTAGCTTGCGCCTCAGTTACGTTGATCTTGTCGCCCTGCTTGCAGGGCTGGCCGCCATGCGTATGTGGCATTAACAGCGTCACCTCAAGGGTGGTCGCAGGTTTTTCGGTTTTTCCGGGTAGTTCAGCCATTGGGCCACTCCTGATGATTAATGGATTGTTGAATTTCACAGCGGCAAGGCGCTGCCGGTAGTGATGACTTTCGTTGAAAACAGCGCTGGAAGATGTGCAAACCCGTTATCGTCCGTAGCGCGGTAGGGGGCTTTTTGCCGGTGCAACTCGCTGTGATCCGGCGATAATAGGAATCCTTGCAACGCAACCAACGCGTTCAGAAGAATCAGCCCGGCATCCTGTCTAGCCGCATTACCGGCATCGGCGACATTTTTTGCGGAGACGATGATCAGCCAAAATTGCTCGCTGCTTTGAACCTTGCCGCGCTGAGACTGGCCGCCTGGAGTAAGGTCGGGCACATCGTCAAAAAAAATCACATTGACCGAGCCGTCCAGGGCATTTTTAGTTACCCACGCAGGAGACGGCGCAGGGCGGATTTTATTCGCGGCGGCAACCTGCTCATCAACCAGACGCTGAATAATCAGCCCGGATGCAGAGAGAAAATTACCGAGCATAGGGCAGCGCTCCGCAGAGGCGCATAGCGTCGCTGCTTAAGTAATATTTATTGAGATTATTATAAAATTTCATGCTGCTAGTGTATGGCAGCATAGGGGGGCTGGGTATCCGAAGCAGTTCGGAAGACAGAATAATGTAGGAGCGGACTTATCCGCGCCCTACAGCGATAGGATGACAGAAGCGGCTAAAGCGCGGCGGCAGACAAAAATAACGCATCCAACTGGTCGGCCGACCAGCCCATTTCGTCCGCAACCTGCAAGACAAGCGCGTTGTCGCGCAGCAATACTACTGCGTATTCCCACTCGATCTGGGCTGCTTGTGGCATAGT